AGATGCCGAAAAAGAACAAGCTGTGGCAACTCCGACTAATCCCGCCAATGCAAAGTTAAATGGTGGGGGCGCTGAAGCTAAGGCTTTTTGAACCGCAGCGATCCCGTCTATGGTGGCTGTAGAAATTGCAGCGACTTTACCAATACCTGCTAGTGTAGAGTTGCTGTTTTGAGATAAGGTTGAAATTGTATTAAGGGTTGATTTGAAGTTTGCCGCCCTTCCCTTGTTTGTATTTTGTTCAAAACTAAATAAAGATGCCAGGCTTTTTTTCTGCGCCTGCTCATCTGCCTTTCTTAGTTTATCTTTTGCTTGATCTTGCTTTCCTTGTTGTGCTAATAATTGTGCACCATGGACTTCTCTAAGTGCCCGCTCTCTGCCTAAGCCGGCCTCTAGTCTTTGAAATCTTTCATCGTCTTCGACTTCGATTTCTATTTTTTTTATTTCTTCGTCTTCTACAGCTTGTTCTTTTTCGGCATCTTTTAATAATCTTATTGCTGTTGATTTTTCTGATTCTGCAGCCAACTGTTTATTAATTCTGTCCTTGTCACCCTGTACAATTTCATCATTTGCCGCTTTGTTATCTTGAATTTGTTTTGCTCTTCCTTCGTTTAGTTTTTGTCGAAATTTTTCAATACTTTCCGTTCTTTTATTATCTGCTTCAATCGAAGAATCAACCGCACGCTCGTTTTCTCCTATCTCTTTTTTAATTGCAAACAACCTTTCGTTTGTTACCTCTAAAAACTCCTCGGCCCCACTTGTATCTAGTCCCAAGAAATTCTTAGCGGCTATTTGTGCTCTAATTGCTGCTGCTTCAAGTTCTAGATATGTTTCAACGAGACTAAGCCCCTTGTTTTTTATTATAAGAAATTCTTCTCCAACCTGAGCGGTAAAAGTTGCTAGAAGGCCAAAGGAAGTGATGGCCAAGTCAACCGCCTTTATGACAAGTAAAAGACCCTCTCCAGAAACAAATTCACGAATACTTCTTATGGCATTTGCTATAGGCTCGTCAAAATTCTTAGTAAATGCTTGTGGAAGATTTTCTAATTGTTGGATTAATCTTTCAAATTGAAAGGCCGCAGATTTAGAGATAACTTGGAATGCAATATCAGTAGCACCCGCAGCAGAAGCAGTTTCATTCATTATTCTTTTGAAATCATCAAAGTCTCCGCGGGTAATATTTATAACCGCACCAAGTGCCCTAATGTTTGGAAATAATTTTGCAAGGGCAGTTTCTGAACCACCAGTAGCGGTCCTTATATCTTCCATGAATTTAACAAAACCCTTGGCTCTAATTGCAGCAGTAGAAAACTCAATTCCTAATTTTTGTGCAAACCTAGCTGCCTCATCAGATGGCTTAATGACACTGACAATGATTTGTCTTAACCCCGTGATTGCAACATCTGTGGCCACACCAGATTTTGTAATAAATGCGAGTGCTCCTGCCAATTCTGCAAATTTAACACCGGCCGATGCTGCAAGCGGTGCAATGTTTCCAAGTCCACTAGCAAGTTCACCAAAAGTAGTCTGCCCTTCTCTAACTGCAATAAATAAAGCGTCGGATGCCTCTGTTGCTGTTAGTGCGCTTTGTGCATATGAGTTCACCGATGAAACGAGAACTTTTGCAGAAATATTTATATCAACAAGGCCAGCAACGGCAGCTTTATTTGCGGCCTTCAATACACTTAATTGTTTAGATGTTGTTTTTACTCCTGCAGATACGATTGCATAAAATGCTTTTGCTTGTTTCTGTGCGTTACCTGAAAAAGAATTAGAAAACTCTATAAATGCGTCGGTTGAGGCCTGTGTTAGCTTTTCGTTAGCGGGTAGAATAGAATTAATTTCAGCGATGGCAATTGAAAGCTCAAGAAAATTTTGTCCTGCCTCTCTTGCGCTTCTTGCAAGAAAATCCAAACCCCTTGTCGCTACGGTAGATGCAAGAACGCCCTTAAAGACATCCATTGCCCTTGTAGTTTTTTTAATGGCCTTTGTAGAATCATCGCCAAATTTCTTAGTTTTTTTAGTAAGCGCCGTTAATGCCTGAATAGCTTGTTTTTCTTCAAGTGTAAGTTCAACTTTGATTTCGTTTGCCATCTCTTAGTTTCTTCCTTGCTAATTTGGCCTCTACTCTTCGTTGAGTATCTGTTTTACTATTCTCTTTCTCTTTTTTCTCTTCTCTTCTTGCATTAATAATATTGAACAATTGGATTGTCTTTGCGGGTTGATCGAGTAAACCTCCTGCATGCGGCAATACCCCCTTTTCAAATTCGACAAATAAAGAAAATAACTCCGACGTACTAGGAAGGCAGTAGTTGCCAATGCAATAACTATAAACAATATTATCAAGTTTATATTTGGCCGTAGCATCGAAACATCCTTTTATTGTACGTTCTTTAAAGCTTGTTTCTTTCCAATTATCTCTGCCTTTGTGTTTATTTTTGCAATGATAACAATTAAACTTTTTACTTTCCTCCATTGAGTCTTCGATCTGTGCCAGTATAAGTGCATATTCATAATCCGTGACCCCATTAATTTCTTCTATTTTATAAGATAGATACTCCACTAGGGGATTAAGTGGAACACCTACTTTTTTACAAATTCACTTCCTTCTGGTGGGAGAATTTCAACTCCCTTTAATGGTTTTCCATCTGGTGCAATTGCTTTACTTTTAATAGAATCTACAAACGACCATAAGACTACGGCCAATTTATTTTTCTCTTCCATGTTAAGTAAGTCATCTACGCATTTATCGGAGAGAACACCATCTTCCATCTCGACTACATAATTCCCGCCCGTAGCATATTCGACTCCTTCAACTCCTTTAATGGAATACTTAAACAAGAGAGCTGCTTTCTCATAGGTATCTTCTATTAAGTCTCCGTTTTCCTTCATAATCATAGACTGGACAGATATTTTTTGAGCCTTAGTAAGGGGAGATACTCGGAAAATAGCATCTCCTATCTTAATTGGGATTCTGTCACTCGTTCTGTAAAGTTTTATTGACACTAAACTACTCCTAGAAATATCTCTTCAGTAGTACCATCGGTCCCTCGGTTCGCACTGAATGAGAGGTTTTCGATGAGTACACCATCCGTGTCACCGACAACTTTCTCTGTTAATAAACAATTAGGCATAAAAAACCCAAAACAACTACCTAAATCAAATTCTCCGGATACCGCGCTAGCATTTTGCCCTGTGGCAATAATAGTAAAGAGCGTGTTGTTATCAAAGTTAGTAAACTGGGTTACTGTTGTATCATCCTTAAATGGGTTAAATGTCCCACCCACTGTTCTTGCCGATACTCTTGAACTAATTCTTCCATCTGATGATTTAACTGAAGTTAGTGGGCTTACCGTATTCTCAAAGTTTAACCCAAACTCATTAATGTCCAGACATGTCGTTCCTTGAAAGAATTTAACGTCTAGTATAATTGGAGGTAGCCCAGAATCAAAAGTAGGAGTAAACGGAGCCGCTCCGTCAACTTCATCAAAGCTTAATGCGTCTGTAGAAAAATTTAGACTAGCAATTTGGCCAGTAGTAAAATTATCTAGACTCATTGAAGCAGAGCGTGTCCCTATTGTCTGTTCTCTAATTTCATTTGCCCAATAGACTGATTCAGTAAATGTTGCATGATCATCATTTGCTAAAAAATAAGTAAGAGATTTGCTTAATACAACCGAATCACTAGGAGCGCCCGCGCTTGGGGCCGGAGCATATCCGATAGCTCCAGAAGAAACAGATGTTACAAATGCTGAATGATGAGCAGCTGATTCCAATATTACAAAAAAATCTCCTACCTTAAATATAGTATCAGCACTCGTCACGTTTAAAGATGTCGTTGAATGAGACGATCCAGTTGTAATCCTGTTATTAAGTCGCCTTCTATTCCCAAACAGCGCCCTCATCGGGATATCCCATTGTGGAATGCCCCCTTCTGTTCCAGATGCTCTTAACTCAACTGGAAGTGCTCCTGTGGCAGACTTAACTGAAACCCTTGGTGCTACTTTCCCTATAGAACTTGTTAAAATATTTCTCTCAACTAATTCTTTGGCCGGAGAGATTTCTAAACCATCTTCTAAAACTTGTACAAAGTCAGACGCAGAAGCAGGAGCCGCCGCAGTACCCTCTGTAAATGTACCACCAGTAAATAAAGCACCTGAGAGTGTTAGGTTGTCCGTACCGCCCGTATTCGCTTCTGTTAACGTTAAAAGATTCCCCGCTGTTCCCTTAATGTCTGCAGTAAATGTAACAGTGTCCGTTACTGCTACTGCTCTTAAGACTCCATTAATTAGAAAGTTATTTGAATCGTTCACTGCTGTAGCAATGTTGGCAGCGGTAGTGTTAACTCCCGATCCAGAAGTAAAATCCACACCTTCAACAAAGGTGACTCCATTTACGATTAGTTCTTCTGCCCCGTCAAATGCATCATTAGTTACCTGAACTGTTGCTGTTGCGGCCGTTGCCTCTTCTGCGAATCCAACGACTGTATTGCCTTTGATAATTCCCGTTGCCATGTGTATACTCCTTTATACGGCCTGTCGATATTGTACCGTCAATTGTAATCTTAATATTACTACTTTATCCTCTTCTAAAAATTCCGGTTCTAGAATGCTAAATTCGTTTATCTTTAATATAATATTATTTAATCCAGCCTTTGACTTAATAATATCTTTTAAAAGAACATCAATCCTGTCGGTTAATAGAAATACTTTTGCTCTTTGGTCCTTATCATTAGATTGATTAATAAATCCATGGGTTAATATAATTTCAAATGGTTGATCTGCGGTATATGTGTTAGTAATGGTATCTACAGAATCAGCGGTTAACGGTCGCACGCCAAATCTTTTGTTATTACCAAAGAAATTGTTTTTTGTTACATCAAAAATATAAGCAAGCTCTATATATGTAGGCCCTATTGTCGCAACAACTCTATCGCTTATTGCTGTATTGATTTGTTCAATTATCGTGGCCAAATTAAATCCTTGTTACTGTTAAGCTCTTAAAAGTTAATCTTTCTACTTCATCAACGGTCCCATCATCATCTTGATCTAAAGTCAGATAAAATACGTCAAATGCTTTCTGATAAAAACTATTATAGTCCCTATATTTTTGATACCATTTATCCTCAACGTTGTCTGATATTGCAAAGAAGATCTTTGACAATGCCAGGAATTTAGCTGCTTCTCTAATTTCTCCAAAGTCAAGAATGTCCCATTTAGTTATATTCGCGATAACATTGCTAGTGTTTATCTTTGCATTACCCCTGTTTCTTATCATTTGCACAATGTTATCTCTGGAAGATTGGTGATAAGTAATAAAACTAGAGTCTCCTGATGCTAAAAAGTCATTTATAGGCCTAAACTCTCCCAATAAGTCATTGTCATCGGCAAAGACTATGTTAAGACCTGCTATAATCGTCCCTGCGCTGTGGGCAGCTGATGGCCGTAATCTAATCCAAAAGAGATCCTCTCCGTTAATAGTAGTAGTATCCCAATCTGTTTGTTTTCTTGTCCATGTTAAAAACCCGGATCTTGTAAAACCTTTAGAATCGTCTTTGAACTCAGTCAAAGCAGTGAATGAACCACCATCTTTAGAGAACTCAGCAGTAAAAGTATTAGCATTTGTGTTGCTCGTAGATGTTTCTATATATATCGCATTAAATCTTTTAAAAAGTCCTAAGTATAAGAAATCCTCAGTATCAGAGAGTACTAATGTGAAAGTATCACGAGTATAATTATTTGCTTCAAAGGTTTTGTCTGAGAAAACCGAGTTATCATCATGAAAAACTATTAAATCATCTGTGAATAATGCCATATCTATTCCTTGGGTTATTTCTTGGATTTTTTCTTTAGTTTTTTTCTTTGTTTTTTGCATTAATTCTTCTTTTGGTTTATCCCTGGTTTCTTTATTGGGCAGAGTCTTGGTGTCGCCCGCTCTTT